CTCGCTTGGTGAGCGGTGTCAAAAACCGTCCTCTTAAGGGCTCAAGGCCCTGACGGAAGTCGGTAGGTTGGTGGAGGGAGCTGATATAACTCCCTTCCCAATCTAAGACCTTACGCTTCGGAGGAACATCTCGATAAGAGAAGCTCCACCCACACCAGCCCCGATCCCTGAAAGCAGCGGTAGGATGAGCCTCGTCCCAGGACGAGACAAAGCCCACATCACCAAAGCCTTCAGGTATTCGGAGTCGATGCCTGCGCGGAAGGCTGCAAAACAGCCGAACCCACGCAGGGAAAATGCGAACGTCGCAATATCCTCCTTTCTCACGGAAGGACCAGCGGCGGAGCGCGTTTGCGTAAGAGTAGATCTGGCTCGGTCGGTCATGATGCTGTCCTTTCCAAAAGATCGGACGTACATTATGACCCATGAACCAGTCTGTACCACAGCTCTCGCGAAAATGACCTTTGCCAAAGGTCTTTTCGCGGTTCACCTTGAAGCCCAAAAACTCCAAGGTCCTGGTGACTAAGTCCTCCAGATCGGATGGAAAAATGAGGTCATCGCCATAGGCGGTGACATCACCAGTCCACCCTGCAACTTCACTACACCCTAGAAGGATGCCGTAAAACAGCAGAGACTCCAATTCGAAAGTATAGCCATTCCCCATACTGCTCCACTTTTGGAATTGATGCGTCTTGCCATCAAGCTCGAATCTGTCGACCCGAGCGAAATGGAGAAGATCGCACCAATTTTGAGGGAGGAGTAGCCAAACGACCTCGCGAGAAATGAGATCGCTTGCACTGGAGAGATCCATAGTACACAGGGAATCATCAATACTGCCCTGACGGGCAAGTAACTGATTTTTCACCTGTGTATTGAGATCCAGGCCAAAGCGGAATAGACGTGATCTGATCAATGAGCCGATCCCTAGCTGAACGAAGATGTTCAGATCAGGTTCGACGCATATAGTCCGATCTATCTTACACGTTTTGGGAACAAACTGGACCTTTCTGGACTCCCTGACGGAAATCCGTTTCAATGTCTGCCAGCCGGGAGGCTTGCAGAATAGTGCAAAATCCAGGAGACGGGATGTAATGTTGTAGGAGCGATTAGAGAATTTCTTCCCTAACGCAACAACACCCGAGAGACTAGTTGTAGC